AGGCTCATTGTCAGGCAAGGGTCAAGATAATGCAGTTAAAAACTACCAGCAAGAATATGGCGGGAGGCAATCAAACCCTAAAACATACGCTGAAACCTTCAAGAATAACCGCGCACAATATTACACCATGTTAGCTGATAGGTTTTATAATACGTATAAATGCGTAATTCGTGGGGAATATATCGCACCGGAGTTGATGATTAGCTTAGACACCAACGGCATAGCTAACATTGACGCTTTACGCGCTGAAGTTTGCAGGATACCAGCCGTTGAGAACCCAAACGGCCTAATCCAAATCATGAATAAAAAGGAAATGAAATCTAAAGGCATTGACTCACCTAACATGGCAGATAGTTTAATGATGGCGATGTTTGTGCCGCCAATCAAAAAAGAGCGCAAGGCTTTGAAGTACACACAAAGGCCAATTACCTAGAGCTAGGGCTTCGACCTACTGTGTTGCTAAAGCATTTGGGCGCTGATAGTTGTTTAATAGCATTGGCACCACACAGGCACTTGAGCGAGTTTGTGTTATCATTCACAAAACGTTCAAACGTCTGGCCGGTTGTTTTACATTTAAAGTCATTGAGTTTGCGCATATCAGCCTATTTGTATTAAGTAAATCAAAATATTATAATACAGAAATACACATAAGAGGAATTATTCAACATGGCAAATATGTCAGAAAGTGAACTAGTCAGCGTCATTATGCAAGCTAAAGAGGATGCGGCGGTTTACACTGGCGAATTCATGCGTGAAAACGAGAAATTTCTATCGGCTTACTTGGGGCAGAAAAACTTTGAGTTTCAAGCATCACCCGATCAATCAAGCGTAGTATCAACAGATATATTCGATGTGGTTGAGGCTGATATGCCTAGCCTCGCGCGGGTGTTTCTTGGTAGTGGCGATATCATGTCATTCACCGCTAACACTGATAACGAAAATGAAGTGCAAGAAGCTGAAGACAAGACTAAGTTTGTAAACTGGGTTGTACGCAACCAGCCTGAGTCATACAAAACGCAGATTGATTGGCTTAAAGATGCTGAAATTCAGAAGTGCGGAGTTGTAAAGTATTATTACGATGAGTCAAAAGACGTTGAAGTCGTAGAGTATAACGGCGTTGACGCTCAAGAGATTGAACAAATCATTGAAAGTCTGCGCGGTGCTGATGTTGATAAGGTTGAAATAACCGAGCAGGAAGAAGATACAGAGCTGCAAACGTTTGATGTTAAGTTTAGAGTTACCCGTGTTAAGAAGCATATTAGTATTATTAACATTCCTTCCGAATCATTCTTGATAACTAAAAACGCAACGAGTAAACATGACGCTGATATCATTGGCGATGTATGTTTTAAAACTCGTAGTCAGTTATTGGCTGATGGGTTCCCGCGTAAACTAATCGAGTTACTGCCGGCTTACGGTGACGAAGAAACAAGAAATTCAACCATCAACCAGATACGAAACAAAGACCAAGACGGCGATGTAGGTCATGTTTCTGTTGCAGGTTGGGCTACTCAGAAAGTTCAAATATACGACTTGTATGCAAAGATTGACTTTGACGGTGACGGCATAGCAGAAGACCGACACATTATGATAAGTGGTAACACTGTACTGGTGAATGACTACTTTAATCATCGCCCTTACGCCATGCTATCAGCAATACCAGTGCCACACAAAGCCATTGGCCGAAGTCGTGCAGAAGTCACGTACCAAACGCAACTAGAAAAGACAGCGTTAAAGCGTGGGCTATTAGATAACATCTATCAAGCTAACGCACCACGTAACGTTGTGCATCCAGATGTTGACCTTGATGATATGTTGACGATGAGACAGAACGGCATTATCAGAATGGATGACGATACAAATCTGTTACCAGGTAACGCAGTCTTCCCACTTGTCACGCAATACACAGGTGATAAAACACTACAGGTTATCCAGTACATTGATCAATCAAGAGCCAATACAACCGGCGCTTTAATGTCCTCGCAAGGTCTTGACGCTGATGCCATAGCTAAAGAGACAGCAACTAGGTTTGACGGTGTTGAGAAGTCAGGTGCAGCTAAGATTGAATTAATAGCTCGAAACTATGCTGAAACAGGTTATAGAGATTTGTTTGAAGGTATAGCTTGGATAGCCTCACGCTATCAAGATACTGATGTTGAATTCGCTGTATTGGGTAAGGCTATGACGGTTAACCCTGCTAAATGGAAGTATGACCATCATGTATCAACACAGGTCGGGTTAGGTGCTGGCAATAACGAGGCGCTAGTCGGTGCGTTACAGGGTATTTACCAGATTCAATCACAGCTTAAAGCTCAAGGGTCAGCGTTGGTCGATGAGGTTGACATTTATAATACGCTTAAACGCATTACGGACGGCTTAGGATTGCCAAGAGTTGACGAGTTATTTAATAACCCAGAAGAACCCGACGAGTTATTGAAAGCCCAGAACGAGCAGCTTAATCAGATTGTTGTACAGCTTCAAGAGCAAATGCAAATGATGCAAAACCCACTAGCTGAGTCTGAAAAGATAAAAGCTGAAGCTAGTTTAATCAAGGCCCAAGGTGATGCACAAGTTAAGCTGATGGAATTGGAAAGCAAACAGAACCAGTTCATGCTTGATCTGCAGCGTAAGATTGAAGAACAGGACGACAAGGTTGCTATGAGATTAACTGAGCTTGAAGTCGAATCAAACAGGCAGTTAAACGCACAGTTTGAGCAAAACAAGCAAGAGGTTTAAGGGATAATGAATATACTGCAAGCACAGCAAGAGCGTGGTCGAGTAGCTCAAGAGTTACTTGATAACCCTTTATTTCAAGAGGCGTTCATCAAAATCAAGGGCGACTTATTTAACGAGTTTAATAAATCCGATTTAGGCAGTGACGAACAGCGCCTTAACATTTGGCAGCAATCACAAATACTCGACAAGTTCGAGAAAAACTTTACGGATATTGTAAAAAAGGGTAATGCTGCTACAATAGCGATATCCCAATCGGATAAACCGATTAGAAATGTAATTTAACCGTTGAACAACCTATTAGGAATCAACCAATGTTTGAAATGCCAGAAGCGGGTTTATCAGTAGATGAAGCCGTAACCAAATTTAAAGCATCACAGGATACGGACTCACCAGTTGAGCAGCCAGAAACTAATGATGTTGTTAATGTGTCGGAAGATACGCCACCGGAAGAAGCCGAAGAAGTAGTGGAGGCTGAAACCGAAGAATCTGTACATGAAGCAAGTGAACAGGCTACCAACGATGACGAAGCAGGCGACCTTTTTTACGATGTGGATGGTGAAGAAGTAAGTGCAAGCACAATCAAAGAGTGGAAGTCTGGAAGCATGATGCAGTCAGATTATACGCGCAAAACGCAAGCACACGCTGAAGAAGTTAAACAATTCAATATTGATAAAGAATCGCTTAACACTAAACAGCAACAGCTTGACGTTGCACTAGCAGAGTTTGAAGCGATCAATGGTGAAGAAGCCATAAGCGCAGAAGACCTGGCAGACTTGCGCGAATATGAGCCAGAAAAATACATCGAGCATATCGAGAAGAAGCAAAAACGAGCAAAATTGATTGCAGATTCTAAGGGTCTAGCTAGTAAGAAAGGCACTGATTTCCAGCAAGAATATAGCGCGTTTGCCCAATCTCAGGAAGGATGGTTAGAGAATAACCAACCGACCGCCAAAGCCAATGCAGATATCGCCGTGATGACGAAATACGCAGACGCCAACGGTTATACTAACGATGATTTATCAGGCTTTACTAGTCGAAACTTTAAGACTTTACTTGATGCCGCTAAATATAACGAAGGCAAGAGCAAAGCTGATGTAATGACTAAAAAGGTGCGTAAAGCCCCACCAATTACGAAGCCAAGACAACAGGCTAAGACAACGTTGCAGACTGAAATAGACGTAGCCCAGGCTAAGTTTAAACAATCTGGTAAGGTTGATGATGCCGTTAAATTGGCTCGTTTAAAACGACAACTTAACAACTAATTAGGAGCTATTAAAATGGCTGATTTCAGTACCTATGATGCGGTCGGAAACCGTGAAGACTTAGCCGATATGATTTGGAACATCTCGCCAACTGCGACCCCATTTCTTTCTGCTATTGCTAAAAACACAGCTAGTGCAGTAAACCATGAGTGGCAAACTGACTCTTTAGCAACCCCGGCCAATAACGCCACAGTTGAAGGCGCAGCGGCAACAGATACCACTATCACACCAACTGTACGACTGGGCAACTTGACCCAGATTGCTAGTAAAGTACCTAGTGTATCTCGTACACAGCGTCAAATTGATTCTGCGGGTCGCTCTGATGAAATGACTTACCAGATTATGAAGATGGGTAAGGAATTGAAGAATGATATTGAGTTTTCAGTATTAGCTAATAAAGCCAAAGTGACGGGTAATGGTACATCTACCGCGCGCGAATGTGCAGGCTTACCCACTTATGTAGCTGATAACCTTAGCTTGGGTGCAACTGGCGCCGCTCCAACTGGTGACGGTACTGACGTGATGACAGAAGGTACGCCCCGCGCATTAACTGAAGCATTCTTAAAAGATGTTTTAGCCCAATGTTGGGACGAAGGCGGCGACCCTGATTTGATCCTAGCCGGCTCATTCAACAAACAGGCAATGTCTGCTTTTGTTGGTGGCGGTACAAGTGGTCCAGCTCAACGTACAGTAGACGGCGATAGCAAATCTGTTACAGCGGCAATTGATGTTTATGTATCCGATTTTGGTTCGCTCAAGGTTGTTCCAGCTCGTCATATCGATCAAAGCATGATGTATGTGTTACAGACTGATATGTGGAAACTTTCTGAGTTATCGTCTATCACTTCGACACCACTTGCCAAAACTGGTGATTTCGACCGTGAATTACTTAACGCTGAATATACACTTGAAGCGTGTAATGCTAAATCAAGTGGCATAATCGCCGCGTTAACCGTAGCATAAGCTTAGATAGTCAGATAAAAGGCCGCTTAATTGCGGTCTTTTTGTTTGTTATTTGATTGAATTGCCACAAAACGTTAAACTATACAAACATCATTAAGAGACTCACAAAATGAACCCAGTTAAGCCAAAAGTATCAAAGCCAAAAAAGCAGCGTGTAGATGTATTTACTCGTGTGTATTTCGATATCAATGAAGTTCGATGCAATAAGGGCGATGTATGCCAAGTTGAAGATTCAGACGAACTTGAAAGATTGACTGAATTAGGTGTGATTAAATCTAAATTCATTGAGGTTTAAATGCGTCTACTCGACACAGATAAATTCACTGGCATAACTGAACACGTTGATATTAAAAACGGACGTGTTCATGTTAAGACCAGTCAAAACATTGATAGTGTTATCGACTTAAACACCGACAACCGAAACAATGCCGGTACGGGTTGGAAAGGTGATATGCATCATGTGGCACGTATCCCGATGGTAGTTGTCGAACAGTGGCGCAATGAACTTAAAATGTCAGGCGCACATGACACTAACCCAATGTCTGCAAATAACAAGAAATTCTTCATAGCCAAGCTGAATGATTACAATTATTCACGGTTAAGAACTAAAGCGGGGCGCATATAATGGCGATCACAAATTTCGATGAGTTATGTAAAGCTGTCATTAAATGGTCACATCGTGAAGACCTAGCATCGTTAATACCTGATTTTATCATGCTGGCTGAAGATGCTATGTATAACAATGACATGGAACCGTTAAAATTACGCTCTATGGAAGTTACAGCGGAGATAGCCACGCCAACCCGAATCATTTCACTACCTGCTGATTTCGAGTCTTCAAGAAGCACCAGGTTAACGATTGACTACGGTCAACTAGTCTATGTAACACCAGAAGCTTTAAATAGCATTAGTGGAACAGGTAGGCCGAACTTCTTTACCATCGTAGGTGATACCATCGAGTTTGATATTGCGCCTGATACCTCTTACACGCTGCAAATACAGTATTACAGACGAGAGCCAGCATTAACCGATGCTAATCAAACAAACACTGTACTCACCAATAACCCAGCCGTATATCTAAACGGCGCGTTATATGAGGCTATGCTTTACGCTCAAGACTTCGACCAGCAACAGGTTTATAGAGCGCGGTTTATGAGTTCAATCAAAGGCGCGAATAAAGCAGATAAAAAAGGCCGATATGGCAATGCCCCAGCGGTCAAGATTGACAACAGTAGTTTACGCCCATGAAGTTTCAAACCTTACCTGTACAAATAACAGGCGCATCATATCAGAGCCGAAGCAGGCCGCTATCTAGCCAAAGAACGGTTAACTGGTATCCGCAAGTGTCACAGCAAGCAAAAGAACCGTTTGTATTAATGCCATTTGGCGGGCTATTGCTTAACACTGTTGGCGCTGGCATTGATCGAGGCTTTCACCGCATGGCTGAGATACTTTACCAAGTTAAAGGCACAAGCTTGTATGAAATATCAAATAACGGCGTGGCGACACTCAGAGGCTCTATATTTGGTACTGATCGTTGCATAATAGCTGATGATGGTATCAATATGTTTATTGTATCCGTTACAGCGGTTTATCATTACTCGACAGACACCAATGCGGTTACAATAGTTACCGATTCAAACATTGTAGGCTCACAAAGCGTTGATTTTATAAATAACCAATTTCTTTACACTAAGTCAAGATTTACCACAGTGTCAAACGTGGGGGACGGATCAACAGCCAGCGGGTTAAATACCATTGGAGAAGAGACCGAGCCAGATGACATGGTTAGGGATTTTGTATTTGATGAAATTATTTACAGGTTTGGCAAGCGGTCAACCGTCGCATGGTATAACAGTGGCGTGGGCAATCCTCCAATTGAAAAGCTTCAAGGCCGTATCTTTCAAGTTGGTCTAGGCGCTATTCACTCAGTAGTTAGAACTGATGAAGCTATGTATTGGCTAGGCGATGATAGCCGTGTTTATCGCTCGGCTACTGGTGCAAAAGAGGTGGTTAGCACTGACCCAATCAGTGATGAAATAGCGACCTATTCAGATTCTAGCGATGCCATAGGATCAGCTTTCACCATTAGCGGGCAGAACTTTTATTGCTTAACTTTCCCAACTGGAAACAAGACGTTTATTTTAAACGAGAGTTTAGGACAGCTAGGTTGGTCTG